AGCCACAAAGCCAACACATAGCACTACCGATGCTATAGACTCAACGAGACTGACAAATGGCACGCCAGAAGACATGCCAGTCAGCAAAGTGAGCACTACATTATCGCCCATTAAAATCCGCCCCCCAATATGCTGGCGGATTATGAAAGCGAAGAGCTCGTCAAACTCTGACGCCTGACCATCTGTAAATTTGGATCTCAATCCATCCAAAATCGCAGCGATCAAGCGAGGATACATGCCTGCATCCATGCGTCTAAGGTCGGCGCCAACACCAAGTGTATAGGGATCTTCACCGTAGAAGTAATCCCTGTAGCTCTTACCACCTGAATGTTGGAAACGTTTGCCAACCCCAACGCCATGATGACGTCGTGTGAAATAGTCATTACATCGCTCACACAGTGGGGCAGAGATACCCACATCAGCGATGTCACCAATCCAAATTAGACGACCAAGACCGACTTCACCAGACTGCCGTCTGGCTGCATCACAAAGCTTCGCTCTACCACCAGCTTTGAGAATTTCGACCTCACGTCTACGTCCGTCGAGAAGATCAGTCAACTTCTCCCAGGTGTCCTCATCGGCTGAGCCATCGTACCAAGCATCGTGCTTAGTCTTATAGCCGAGTTCACCATATCTATACCCCGGATGCTTGGTAGCATTCAGGTGTGGATATATACCCTGGGAGTATGCATCGAACACATTACCAAACGCACCGGAAGGGATACGCTTGAAAAATGCCTTTAGCACACGTTGTGTCTTTCTCCAGACACGCCGGGTGGGCTTGAAGCCCTCCCCTGCGAAGCGAAGGCAGTGCTCCCACTGCTCTTCGTTGGTTGAGTTTACCATCTCCTTACTTCCCAGGATGGCGTCCTCTACAGTCTTTCCCAGCTCGGGGAAGACACTTTGGGTCTCTGTTTGTTCTAAATACTTACAGACGAACCTGTCGGGACCATTAACAGGTGATGAAGCTCCAGGAATTGGACCAGGGAATATTTCATACTCGATATCAAGCGCCTGGGCGCGGTTGATTCTTCGAAGTCGAGCTTCACTTCTCTGGGTTTCCTTTGCGGAGCACCGTCTGTCGTTTCTTGCTGCACTTGTACAGCCTTGACCGCGCGTAGAACGGGGCACGCGGTTGCTTAAGATTTATTTTGTTTCGGGCTTAACCAAAACGACCAACGCGGGGTCTCAGGTTCTCCCTCACAGTCCTCAGCTTCTTCTTCTTCATCTAACTCTTCTTCCTCCTCATCCTCCTCTTCAGGGGATTCGTCTGCGGAAGGAGGATCCCCCTCTTCAGGGTTCTCCTCATCTTGCTCCACGTCTGGATCACTGTAACGTTCTTCCTCACTATCTTCGTCTTTGTCTTGGCGTAGTGCCGAGAGCTGTTCAAAGAGCTTATCGAGGGGTATAACGTTAGCTGGATCTCCTTCAGTGGAGGCTGCAATCCTCTTCCGTAGGTTGGCGTACAGTTTGGTGTTGACACAAGTCAACCCGTACACATCCTGTGGAATTAGATTTTCTGCAACCCTACTAGAGTTCTCTGCTTTTGACTCTTTCAGTATCTCTCGTACAAGGTGGACGATTTTAAGATGCGTTTTATAGGCGGCCTTCGCAGCCGCCTCCATGGACTCGTACTGTTCCATGACATTCGCATATCTTGTATCTTCGTCGCCACTCGTTCGTCTACGAAAGCACATAATCAACGCAGCCACTAGGGCTACGTCATCAACTGCATCCTTAGCAACTCCCGGCTTGCGGGATTTACTTGGAGAGGATGGCTCAGCTGCAGACTTCTTCCTGTCTGTAGCCTTCTTGGCTTTAATGATGGGGGCCTTGGCAAAGACGTATCCCTCAACGCCAATTCCGGCTCTGAGGTCTGCTCTACCAACTTGAAGCTCCTCCAACATGCGCCAATAGTCTTGAAGCGCGCGTCCCCATTTCTGGGACACCCGCTTTGCTGCAACTGCCTCTTTCCTCTTGTCTTGAGGAGCGAGACAGAAGCCAACCCATTCCTCGTACGTTGCTTCCGCCGCAAGTACTTCAGAATCGAACCATCTGTGCTTTTTGATCATCTTTACATGAATCGTAGATATCTTTGAGATAAACTGATCTGAGGTCAATTTAGCATTAGATTTCTTGCTGGACTGTGAGTGAGTTTCTGATTCCTCGCGTTTAGCCGCAGTGGCCTTACCCAATTTTCCAAACATCACAACACAAATCTCCGGTTTCTCCAGTCCAAAAAGTGCCGGTCACTTCTAAAACATATCAAGTTGCGGGGGCCTCCGCTCCGAGTAAAACCCGGAGTTAAGATGGCGACAGCCTCTGGGGCACTGCTTTCAAAGCGCAGCCAAAGACCAAACTCGCCAAATCGCGAACGGCAACATCCTCACATTGTAACCTGAATGACCAGAGGTAAGTATAGTGCACATTAATAGGGAGTAACTTTGCGACATCCAACTCGGCCCATACGTATACTCTCTCACAGCACACTTTTGGCTTCACTTTCATCAAAGATTAAAGAACTTACGCTTAGCTCTCGCCACGTAAGCCTCAGGAACCCGAAAACCCCTCTAATAATGCACATCAACACTGACATAGTCAGCAACAATTACAATGCAAGGTGAAGTTGCCACCGCTTCCACAGCCGTAGCTCCCCCCCCATCAGTCTGATAATCATTAGACATGGACATTACTACCGTAGCGTAACATTTTATCGTTCGGCTGGGTTGTGAACCCTTACCTACTCCCGGAGTTATGAAATCTGGGGATTGGGTGAGTGCCTACTAAACGCCATGAATACTACGCTAGCAACCGCGCTCCAAAGGAACGCAAGCCTTTTATCAAGTGACTCCGGCTGGGGAGCCCGTGCGGTTCCTAATCGCACGAATGAGTCTCTACCACTCAGTGACTTGTCGTATCCAGCGTGTAAACCAATCAGTAAACCGATGGGCTCAGG